GTCCATTTTCTTACCTTTGCCATATTATAGCATACTTTTAATTTTATCTCTATAAACTCTAACTACACAAGAATAAACTTATATTCAGGATATTTAAACTTGAACATCTTTTCTTTTATTTTAAATACATCCGTTTTCATTCCTTTTACATCTTCTACTATGTGTTTATCGTCCTGTAAGTATTTAAAATCCGCTATGTAGTTTATGGCTCGTATGGTTTTACCGTTTCGCTTAAATCCCGGTTGCAGTTCAAAACTCGGCTGTAACTCTAAACGCTCTATTTTTCCTACTCTCTCTAGTAGCTTAAGCTCTGTATATCGTTTAGCTTCTTTCTTACTATCGAAAGTTATGCCGTCAATTACTGTTTTTTTATTCTTGTATTTGTTGAAACGCATTCCAATTCTCCTCGTTTATTTCTCTCATTTCGTCTCGCATTTCTGGTGCTGTATTGCCTAGCTCGTGTCTTATTTTATGGCATACCGTACAGTAAAGCCCTTGTAAATGGTCGTCTTTATATGTGCCGTATGGGTCGTGATGGTATTCATATCCCCCATAGCCGTAACCTAAAGGGTCTCCGCAGTATTGACAACTACCCTCTGCGTGTTCCCAAATCCAATCTCTGTAAGCTATAAGTTGATTTCTAGTTAGCTTGTTTTTCATTGCTTTCCTTTTAACAGTTCTGGGTTTTCGTATATGTTGCCTATGATTTCATAGTCAGATATAGCTCTGGTGTACCAATCATCCTCACATTCTTTATAAACTGGCAGGGGATAAAAGCTGCCACCCGCAAATTCTACATTTCTAATTTCTGTACTCTCGTAGTCTATTTGTATGGTCTCTTTATATCTAACTATATCCCCTTCAAAAATCTCAACACCGTTTTTATCTTTTAGTCCTGTGTATTGCATAAGCGTAAAGTCTGTACTTTCGTATTGTCTCCAGCTCCCTTCTCCCTCTGCATTGATTTGTTCGTATTCATTTATTCCTAAGTGAATACATTCATTGTTCTGGTCGAATGTCATACTTGCTATAACTCCATTTTGTGGGTACATCCTACAAACCTCTTTGTCCCAAGCTCGAAATTTAATCTCTATCATTTCGTCTCCTTCCACAGTTCTGGATTTTCCCACTTGTTGCCTATGATAATAAACGGAGAAGTTAGATAGTAAAGACAATGCTCTTCTCTTTTATCATTCCAATTTAAGTCTATACACCCCCATCTATCATTATCTTTATCCCAAAATACAATACCGTGATGTTTTAAAATATCTCCATCGCAAATATCTATTTTATTTTTGTCTTTTCTCCCTACCGCCTGTCTGAATATAAGACTATCTAAATCCACGCCCCAGTTTTTAGTTACGGCTATTTCTTCTAATGTCATCATTTTGTGGAAATAATTTTCTCCACAAAGACTCATTACATCAAACTCAATCTTTTTCATTGCTTTCCTTTTCAAGTGCTTCTATACATATCTTTACTATTTCTATCGTGTCCTTTTCGTTTAGTCTAAAACTACTTGTAACGCCCATCTTGTCCTTAAGATACTCTTCTAGCTTTTGTCTTAACTCTTCCATTGTGTCCTCCATTTTTTTATATTCTCGCAAAAGAATTCATAACTTGCTGGGCGATTAAACGCACAAGTTCCGTCTTGCATTATTATTTTCATCTGTCTTGTTATAAAGTTATATTCAATTTCTTTTATCTGTTTAGGTATTATTTTTATGCCAAATCCCTAGCTTTATTATAAAATCTCTCGAATTTATCACGCTCTTTTATCTCGTGTTGAAGCTGGTCTTTCAGTATTCGCAACTCATGTTGAAGCTTCTTTTTTTCGTTATACACCGCCCCCCATAAGTCGTAAAGCTTTTCTTTTGTCGTTGTTTTTAGAAATTCTTTTTTACTCATATCCTTACTCATCTCTATCCTTTAAACTCTATCGTTTCGTGATTTATCTTTTCCAAAGTTACTATCAATCCGTCTGCGAAGTAGTCTCTCGGTTGCTCTCCTTTATCATAAAGCCTTTTTATAAAATGTGGAAATGTTTTTGGTTTAGCGAATGGGTTAAAGTGTTTGTTCAACTCCTTTAAACCGCCTATTTCTTCTACAAAAGTTATTATTTTAAAAGGCAAAGTGTTTATGCTTCCATACTTCACAATTCTTATATCTCCTAAATCAACATCTGCATAGTACATAGTTCCCAATCTGTCTAAGAAGTTAAAAGCTGACTCAAAACAATATTCTTCTAGTCTGTTTAGTGGTCGCATGTTTCATCCCTTTTGATAGTTCCTATTTTAGTTTCGTATGTTTTAGCATTTATAGCCAAAATCTCGTCTTTAGATACTTTCACCCTAAACCAATCATCTCCCAAACTGTACTCTGGAGTTGGTACATAGTCTTTATATGCTCTTTCTTTATCCCAACTCATATATGCTTTGCTAAAGTCTTTGTATTTGTAGTTTTTGGTTTCTAGCGATAGTATAAAGTTTTCGTATCTTGTTATATTACCATCAGTTAATAAGCATTTAGATTTTAATTTTGTTTTGTATTCTTCTGAAAGATTAGAATATTGTGTTTCCTTTTTTAGTGAAAACGAAAAAGGCTTTACTTCTTCTTTCTCTTTCTCTTTCTCTTGTTCTTTCTCTTGTTCTTGCTGGTGGACACCCTCGGAGGGTATTTGTAGGGGGTCATAAATACCCAAGAAGGGTACTTTGACTTTCTCATTTTTTTGACTTTCTAAGTAACCATTGATTGATTTTTGTATAGAGTGTTTTTGAGCGTTCCAAATGTGTTTTAAAATATTATCTTTAAACATAACATCTTCAGCCTTTATTCTTAAAAACTGTACATCTAAAAGAGTATCTATAAACTCTAATTTTTGCTTAGTATTTAAGTCTTTATACACATCATCAAAGGATTTGTAAAATGCAAATTGGCTTCTCATTTTACTGTTCCTCTGCTTTTTTTATTAGGGTGTTTATATTATCTGAGAATGAAACTAAAACATCTTTTAATATGTCTATAAATACATCTTTTTCAAATACAAGATTATTTTTTTCATATTTTAATAAATTAAGTTGAAAATCACAAAAAACATCAGCACTATTCTTTTTTATTGTTAATGCGATATCAACACTATTCTTGTTACTTTTCTTAGTATTACAACGCACACATAAGGGTCTAAGATTTAATAAATCGTTTTTACCGCCCCTAGACTTAGCAACCAGGTGGTCTATTTGCATATAGTTTGTGAGATTTACACTTTCGTTTTGTAGCCTTACTCCACACATTTGACAGCAGTTATCATAATTGAAAACTTTTTGTCTTTTTAGCTTTGATGTCGATTTCATTTTATATCATTCAAAAAGCTAAAACCAATATCAATTTGTCTCTTTAACTCTTCAGCTTTTGATTTATTGTCTCTTTCGAGATGTAGTATGCAATGTGCTTTGGCTCTATGTAGAAGTTGTGATATTTTTGTTTTTACATTCGGAGAGTCTTTATCAAGTAGATTTGATATTTGAATAATCAAATCACTTGCAATTAATAACTTTTTCACATTTGTATCCTTGGATACCACCATGAATGAATTTAAATTTAAAAGTTTTGCGTAAAATCGGTGGCGGTCTTACCTTTTAGACTTAAGTAACTTCTGCCAAGAGTGCCACCACCAAGTAGAAACTTGATAGAAGTTACTTAAACCTAAACTATATAAAAAGGGGGGGCGATTTAAATCTAAACTTGTTGCAGAATAGTATCGCCACCGTTGCCGCTTATTATATTCCGAGCGGTACGGAAACCTCTTTTTACCAATGGTAAGTGAGCGGTTGACCTATTGAAATATGCACACAACAACAGGAACTTTTGTTAATTATACCATAAAAAACTTAGTTGCTGTTTAACTCCTTTTTCTTAAAAATTTCTATGATATCGTCTTCGCTCATTTCTTTTCTTAATTGAACATATATAGCCATTTCTTCGTTATCGTCAATATTTGTCATAAATTTGTAATCAAACATATAGTTAATTACAGAGAGTAATTTTTCTCCTTTTTCTGTCATAAAAGGATACCTTGGGCTTGTACCATAACTTATATATTTATTTTTATTTAAAATTGAAACGATAAACCAATACGAAGCATCAGTATCAAACATATCTTTAGTATTGCCTGTTTTTATAAGTAAAAGTACTTTTTTTAATAAAGGGGGAAATAATTCTTCCATCTCTCCATAAAACAACAATTCTGTCTCATTCAAAAAATTTTGGATAAATAGTTTATCTCTCATAAGTTCTTTACTTATCATTATTTAACTCCTTTTCAAGTTGTTTTTCTGTGTACCACTTGTTACCTATTTTGTGCTTTAGGGTTTCTGGTTTTATTTCGTACTGTTCGTCAATGTGTTCTCCGCAGTCTCCTATTTCATAGCCACCTGTAAAAATTACAGGCACTTTGCCTTTGCTACGCCAATGAAAAAGTAAAAGAGCATAGTATCCTTCAACTTCAAAATCGTTTATAGTTTCTGCTTTACTTATCATCTCTTACCCTTTTAAATTGTTTTGTAAATCATTTATTATTTCATTATATATCTGCCAAGCATAAGTATTTTTATCTAATATCGCCAAAACATCTAATATCGCCATCTATCGCCATCATAACCAAAACATCTATTAAGTCTTTTAGCTCCATATCGTCAAACCAATCATAATACTCTTCGCTAATTTCTTTAAATCTCTGATACTGTTTATCATTCATTTCGATAATCTCTTCAGGATTCCATCCTCTGTAGTTAAAATCACAAAGTAATACTCCATCTACTAATCTGCATTTCATCTCTTATCCTTTTAAATCAAATTCTTTTTGCCAATCTTCAAAGGATTGGTCATAATATTCACTATCATTCATCCCCCCAGCCAAAAGGCACAAGATAATTATGACTAGCAATATAACATATTCATTCATCTCGTCCTCTTTGCTCTGTTGAGCGCCGCTTCTCTAATGAATACGGCTTTTAGAGTTTCGCTTTTCTTAGCGGCTCTTTCTATTTCTTTCATTTCTTTTGTATTGAAACGGATAGAGTATATTTTTCTTTTCATTTTAGTTGTTCCTTTATGTTCTCAGCTTCTTCTTTTGTTACTTCGATAGTTAAGTCTTGTATCTTTATGATTTTTGTTTTTGGTAGTGGTCGGCAGTATTTATAATCCATGCTGTCAACTGTATAAAAATATTTATATACAGAACTGTATGTATCAAATAATTTTTTACTCCATGTTTGTTTATCAGGGCTAAATTCACACTCTTCCCCATACTTCGGTAGCCATTTCTGTTGACCTTGTGAGGCTATGAAGTCGTAGGGGCTTATTTCTTCTTCTTCAGCTTTATCATAAAAATATCTTTTATTTTCTGTAAAACCTAATGATTTATTTTGGAAAATAAATAAATATTGTGCAAAAGTATTTTTTATTGCTTTACCACCTTTCGTCCAACATCCACCATTGGCTATTACAATCTCTTGTATTCTTTCACTTAACTCAGGGGTTACTTCCATTTTTACATTTGTTACCATTTTGTATCCTTTTTTTTATATTTCAAATTATAGCATAAAAGATATACGAATGTCAATACCTAACAATTACTTACATTATTATATACAGAGTGTAAAAAGAATTACGATTGTATATCTATTTTCAGGATTATTTAAGTTAAAAGGTTATACAATTACTTACAAGTTTGAGATTGAGCTTTTTAAAAGTCCTCCAAAACCTCCTTGAAAGTTTGTTGCATCGGGGGGCTTTTAAAGAGTTTATAAAGTTGTGCAAAAGAACACTTTAACCCGCAAAGTTAGAGTATCGAAACCACCGCTCCCACTTAAAGGAACGAAATGAGAACACAAGATATAATTATAGGTGAGTATTATAGACTTGCAAATAGCCCACATTATGGATATATAAAACCTATAAAAATTTTAAAAGCTAAAGACAGAAATAACCCAAAAAACTATGATATTGTAAAATGTGAACACTCCGTCTATAAAAATGATAATTATGGTTTTATTCGTTGTTTTCGTCCAAGAGATATTATAAAGAACATATTATGAAAATAGCAACACTAGAAGGTTATGGGATATGCTTAAGTGAGGTGTTCGTGATAAAGCGAAGTGAGATAGAAAGCCACTTAGCAAAGCACGCTAAAACAGCAAGTGAACTTTTAACTGCTAAAGCTAGAATCGCTATGCTTGAGCTTGAGCTTGATGATGTAAAACGCAAACATCACAAGACACTTAAAAACCTTTATAGGAGTATATAATGAAACTTAGAACTTTAGTAACTTTAGAAAAGATAACAAAATACACTTTCTATCTTGCAGGCGTTGCTTTTTTAGGAGCAGTTATTTTAAACATTTGGGGGATATCAAAATGATAAGTAAAGAATTATTAAGCGAAGTACTAGGATTTACTAACCCAATAAAAGAAATAGACCCTCCTGACATTAAGGGTTGCATTTATGTTTGGTTTACAAATCAAGCAATACACGATATAAACATATACGAACTAGCTCATAAATGTAAAAAGAGAGCTTTAGAGAAAGATATATGTATAAACTCTTTTTATGACCATGACGGTTCCGCTTTTGCTTATCTATCTAGTGGAATACCTACTCTTATTCTTCCTAAAAATGGATTTAGAGCAGATACAGAAACAGAAGCAATATTTAAAGCTATTGAGTGGGTAATGAAATAAAAGGAAATAAGATGTTAAGTAAAGAAGAATTTGAAAAGTTTTTAGACATACTAGATAAAGTATCTGATGATTTAGATTATTATGTAGACGGCTATTATGGAAATTTGGGTCATGAAAGCGTACAAAAAATATTAAATTTTCTGATGGAACTTGGAATAATACCAGAAAACACAATTATATAAAGGAAATAAGATGTACTTAGAATATCCAAAGTGGGTTGACATAAACAGCGGTTTATCTAAAAATGAGCTTTTAGATATAATTGAGATAGGTGTTTCGTGCGGTGATATTCAGTCTGCTATTGATGATTTTATTGAGGCAACCTGTGACGGTACGCCAATCTCGGACGAAGACGACAGTATGCACGAAAGCGAAGCGATAAGGAGATACACCAATGGAACAAGATGACCAACAACTACTAGAAGCTTTGTAAGGATATGAAAAAAGTCTTAAAGACGAAATGAAAGGATGTTAAAATGATACATGAAAAAATACTTAAGGTAATGGAAGATATTCAATATTTGCAAAAAGATATAGAAGTTTCAACGGGAAATGGGAAATCATACAAGGCAATTAAAGAAGCAAAGGTTACGGCTGCGGTTAGAGCTTCGTTTATTAAAAATAAAATAATTGTTTATCCAATCACGCAAGAGCATAAAAGAGATGATACTGTAACGATAGATAAATACAAAAACGAAAGAGTGCAACGCTTAACTACCGTAGATATTACATATCGTTTTTTAGATGTAGAAAACCCCGAAAGCTATATAGATGTACCATCAAGCGGAACAGGTATTGATACGCAAGACAAAGGTGTTGGCAAAGCTATGACTTATTCTTATAAGTATCTAATGTTGAGAACATTTGCAATACCAACAGGTGAAGACCCGGATGAAGTATCAGATGAAATATTAGATAATATGTATTCTAACCAATATAAACCACCTTCAAAGCAAACCGATACTGACAAAAAAGAATATTGGAAAGAGTTTCAAGAAGAGTGTCAGAGACTAGAAGTTGACTCGATGGACTTCATAGCTTCGTTGGGTGTAGATAGTGCGGATAAAAAAGCAATAGGCAGACAAATTTATAAATTCTTGCGATATAAAGAAGAGTTTATAGAGCAGTTAATGGTTTATAAAGACAGATGAAAATAAGTCAGCAATTCAACAAACTCTTTCACGGGGGCATATTAAATGCTTTGTTCAACAGAGCAGGGCATTTAACCATGTTCTATCTCGATCCCGAAACGGGTATGAGCATAGAGTTTTTGGATAGCGAAGGTAACCCATTCATTTTGCAAAAAGGTATTGAATACTCGACTATGGACGAGCTTAAACAGCTTTTGAAATTGTTTAACTTTCAATACCCTAGCAACTGGGAGAAAAAGAAATCTACACGAGACTTAACAACGGCGGAGCTTTTAGAACACGCTAAATTCATTGAGGAAATTTGTAACTCAAATCGGATAGATATAAGCGTATTCAAAGAAGAAGCAGAACGGTTTAGAGAAACATGGAAGGACTATTAAGATGGAAAAAGTAAAATTAACAGCTAAAGAATTTGTAAAGAGAGGGGGAAAAGAAAAGTTTAAGCGTGATGGTTATACTTATTATGTAGATTACAACCATTGCAATCCTTTTAGAATTGCAAATGAAAAAAGGACTGACAATATGGGAATAACTTCTTCTTGGAACGACTTCAACGGCATAAACGAATTTGAAGTAGTAAAAGAAAAAGTTATTGAGCGTAGGTGGAAGTATCTACAAAATTTTGATGGCGAAACTAAACCATCACTTTGTTACTGTAATAATGAAAAAGCTGCGATACATGGTTTTTTAAAAAAGGGTTGGCATAAAGATGAAAACGACTTTATAGATGTAGAAGTAGAGAAATGAAACTTTTACTAATACTCCTGCCTCTTTATTTAATAGCGTGGGATTGTAGCAAAGTAATAAACGAAAATAATATGAGTCCTCAAGAGTTTTGTAGGGGTACGGCAGTTATTGTAAGTGTCGCAAAGTTTAACCTCACAATGGATAAGAGTTCATTTAAACTAGGCAACCTAAATAAAACAACTAGGATAGACTTATACGCAAAAGTAGCAATAGAGAGCGAAGAGTGCTATCAGTCGTGTTTAAAAGCAAATAAGAGGTATTGACCGAGACAATCTTTAGTTTATGTTAAGTTAACCTGTGATATACTTATACTTATATTTTAACATAAGGAGAGAAAATGGTTAAGTTGACAAAAGAAGTATATGACAAATTAAAGTCCATTTCAAAAGAACTTAATATGCCAATGGCACAAGTGGTTAATATGTTGGTTAATGTATGGATAAAGGAGAATAGATGACTCCTTCGTTATTACCAAATGAAAAAATGAAAAAAGTAACAGATGGGGAAGGATTATATTCTATTACAAATCAAGGTAGACTTTGGAGTCATAGAAGAAATATTTTTATGAAATGCGCAATTAATAGTGGAGGATATTATCAACATAGTTTAGCTTTAAAAAATAAGTGTAGAAATAAGAAACGATGTAGGCTAATAATGGAAGCATTTGTGCCAAATCCTAAGAACAAAAAATCTATAAACCATATTAATGGAGATAAAACAGATGATAATATTAATAACCTTGAGTGGGCGACACTTAGCGAAAATGTACAACATGCTTACAATGTAGGGCTGCATAAAATAACAGAGAAAAAAAGAAACGCTGCAAGAACAATAGGAAAGAGAAAATACAGAATTGTGAGAGAAAGACTAGGAAAACAAAAGGCACAAGAAATTAGAAGTCTTTATAGAAAAGGCGACTTATTGCAAAAAGAAATTGCTATGATTTATGGGGTTAGCAGACAAACCATAAGCTATATTATTAGCAATAGAACATACTCAAGAATCGGTCAAGGACACTACTTGTAAAAAAGACTATAATTACAACATGATTTATAAAATACTGATACTAATAAAAGAGTTGTCGTATAGCGAGCTTGTAGAGTTGTACGATTTGATTAAAAAAAGATATGCGGTAGGAGCTAAAGATGACAAATGAACAATGGATTTTATATTTATATGGAATATACCCAAGCGGGGGGATAAGTTTGCTTGTATTTATGGTTTGTTTTTTTGCTTGGATAATATATATAATAGATGGTCTTGTATATAAAAATGATAAAAGAAATGAAATTAATATAAATAAAGAAAACTATTTTCATACCAAAATGCCCATGAAGCTTATTACTATAATTACTATTATTGTTTTAACAATAGGAAATTTTGTACCTAAAAAAGAGATATTCTTAGCTATGATTGCAACCCCTATTCTTATTGAGAACATGAAAGACGGTAAACTAAGCAAAATAAACAAGCTTATAGATGGAGCTTTAGATTTAGCTATTGAAAAGATAGAGGAGCAAAAATAATGTTTAATAAAATAATAATGGTAGGCAACCTATCAAAAGCCCCAGAACTTAGAAACTTACCAAGTGGTAGTGCAATATGCAACACGGCAATCGCAACCAACAGAAAGTTTAAAAGTCAAGCCGGAGAACAAAAAGAGGAAGTTTGCTTTGTAGATGTAGCTTTTTTTGGGAAACTTGCTGAGATAGCAAACCAGTATCTCAATAAAGGCTCAAAATGTTTAATCGAGGGCAGGCTTAAGCTTGACCAATGGACGGATAAAAACGGTAACAAAAGAAGTAAGCATTCAATCGCAGTGGAAACTATGCAAATGTTAGATGGTAAAAACCAAAATCCACAACAACAAAATAAAAAACATGAGCCAAACAACGAAACAAAAAAGCCAGAGTTGCCAATTGATGATGATGATAACGATTCGGAAATCCCTTTTTGATGTATCCTAGCAAAGATGAGCTTGTGAAAGACTTTAAAACAGAAGAGCATTATAGAAGAAAAACATACAACAAAGGGTCGAAGTCTGGAGTAAAGGGGGATATTGACAAAACAAACGCTAAGCTTTACAAGATATGGATTAAGGATTTAGATGTGCCGGTAGGTAGAAAGAGAAAGGTATTAAATTATCTTTTAGGTAGAACAAAAAAGAAAACAGATGAGATAGATGGTTTTTCAAGAGAACTTGACGAAGACAATAATCAAATACCGTATGTAAAGGAATAAAATGAATGAGTTTATAGTATGGGATAAAAAAAGTAAAAATTTTATAGACCATAGAAAAATGACAACAGCAGTAAGTTCCACAAATTGCTTATGTTTATTTAATAACGGAGTGATATTTGATGTAAAAATAATAGCAAGTAACAGAGAAGAAGAGGGTACAGAAGACTGTGATGTTACAGTACATAAATATATCCACAAAAAAGACATAAACGACAAAAAGATTTATGCTGATTGTAGTATAGTTGAATTTGGTAACTATAAATTTGCTGTTATGTGGAATAATGAACAATTACAATATGATTTAGTTTGTTTAGATAATAAAAGTATAGTTCCAATGAAAATAAATGAGGCTACTTGTAAACTGATAAAAATCATAGACACTATACAAGAAAACAAATTAGGACTTATAAAATGACTAGACAAGAGGCAAAAGATTTATTTAACAGTAGTAGAGATTCTTACGGAAAACCTAGAAAAATTATGACAACAATAGACAAAATCTATGACGACTTTGAAAGTAGAACTTGTGATAATTGTAAGTTTCTAAGAACATCAACATTTGAAGGGAACCCATACCCTGGTTGTACCAATAAAGAAAATGGAGAACTAGCATCAGAAGCTATTCACGGAGCAGGCTGTAATAGATGGAAAGCTAAAAATGACTAAACTACTCCCATTCTTTTATCTCTTAGCCGTGTACTTGATGTTTTCTTTATTGCCTACACAAGCAAAAGCAAATTTAGCAGATGACTACAAAATGATGACAACTGAACAAAAGCAAGTATTGAAAAAAGCTTACGAACACGGTAAGCCATTTGACTTAGGTTATACCTTGGCAAGTATCGCTTGGCAAGAATCTAGTTGTGGAAAGTATATGGTTAATGTATTTGACCCTTCATTCGGCATTTACCATATACAAACCAAAAACGCCGTATCATTTACTAAAGTAGAAGATACAAAGTTCAACCATAACCGAGTAGCAATGTTACTTATAGACGATTTTGACTATTCAAGTGCGATATGTATAAGTGTATTGAGGTGGTGGATAAACTATCATAAAGGCTCTTGGAGTAAAGCTGTATCTAGCTATAACGGTGGATTTAAAGGTAGTAAAGTGTATCTTAGAAAGATACGGACTAAAATTAGATTTTTAAAAGGAATTATAAAATGAAAAGATTTAAAATCATACTTGGTTGGATTATAGCAACATCTCCTATTTCAGGAATATTTGCTTTTGTTGTTTGGACTAATGGTATTTATTTTGCATTAACTATTTTAACAATAACAGCTATTATTATTGGCATTGTACATTTTGGTATAAGTATGGTTATTAAATCGGGTGGGTGATGTAATGACCGCAGAGCAAACAGTCGCAGAAGCAAAGTTATATGCTAAGTTAATGCGTAACTTCAAGAAAGCTCTTAGCAATAAAATGATTGAAATAATTGATAAAGAGAAGCCTGATGATAGAGGAAATTATCGCTTAACCGATAAGGCAAAGAGGCTTTTATGACCCCTTTCTTTTCTGGTATGAGTATTTTTTGCTTGTTGTTCTCTTTTTGCTTGAAGATGACTTGCCCTTAATTCCCGTCTTTCCCTTGATGCCTGTTTTCCCTTTCTTCACAAATTCTCCTTAATTTTTCTTGTATGATGCCAAGCTTAGTTGGCATTTTGTCAACATACATATATTGGTCAACAAAATCTTTATTGTTTTGCACCTTGTCTCTTATCACTCCCATTGTGTTGGTTATTATGTATTGGTCGTTTCTTACTGCATTTAAACTCTTGTCAAGCTTTCTAATTTCTTCGTAAGCTCCGTTTAGTTTACTGTTATATTCCGCTGTCCGACTGTCTATAAGCCAAAGAACACCACCTATGATTGAAGAAGTTATTACAATTGTAGTTGCTATTATATAGAGTATATTTCTAATTTCTGGCGGTTGCTTCATCTTGTCTATCTTCTCTATTAGCGACTCAAAAGCTTTATTCAGATGGTCTAACAAATGTTCAAAGTTATCCATCCGATAATTAATTTCGAGGATATCGTCCTTTTTGTTTACATCGGTTTTTATATTCATTTTCGCCATCTTGCCTTTTTTATTCTAGTATCAATGTGTACTATATTTTGATAGGTGTACTGTCCTATGCCGTACTTGTCGGGGTATTTATTTTTTAAGTATTCAGATACTTCGTCCTTGTGAACATCTTTGACTTGAATGTCTGCGGCTCTACCTAAAGTATGCTGAGAGCCATCTGCCCCGCCAACTTCTCTATTATGAGTAAAACATCTACATCCGCTAGTAACTATAACGGGCTTATTAAAGTGTTCCCTTAAATCGTCAAGGACTTTTACAAGCTCATAATCTACGGTATCAAAACCGCACCCACATTGACAAGCAAATTCTTTTCTTTTAAAATGTATCATTCGCTAGTCAATAAATAACCGCTGCTTGCTTCTGATGTTTTAAGAGTAGTTATCCCCTTAACACACAATTGAACACCTTTTAACCATACCATTGTAGTACCAGCACCGTTAAGTTGTATAGTTGTATCGGTGTCGAAAACTATCATAAATTTACCTGTGCAAGTAATTGACCCCGCTAGTGTTGTTACGCCTATTGTTCCTCTTCCCGCACAAATTGTTTGTACCATTTGACCGCTATAAAATTCCATCTTATTCTCCTTATTTTTCTATTTTTCCATCTATTGATATTTCTGCTTTTCCTGTGTAAACGCATATAGTTTTTTGAATACACCCTGCGAATGAAAGCATAATTAAAATACTAATTAATATCTTCATTTTATTACCAAATGCTTAAGAGCAAATCTTATCACTTCGGGGGGATGTTTACTCCCTGTAACCAATGCGCTACCTCTAACGGCTCTATACATCAGAGGAACTTTCCAGCCCTCTACTCTATCCTTCTTAAGCATTTCCTTAAACAGCTTGTCGGTGTCCTCTCTTGGTATCACTTCGCTTTCACATAAAATGTCATGGATGACTGCCGACCTCACATATTTAGAGCTAAAGGGGTGTCCTACAAAACGCCAAAAGAATTTGGGTATAGACGCTCCATTGAATAAGAATCCTTTTTTAGCTGTATATTTACCGTAACTAAAATCCTCTCTTAGTCTTAAGATGTTATCTTCTAAAATGTCTACGCTAATAAATTCTGAACTAAACATTATCCTACCTTCCAAATTCTTACATCTGTATAAACTTCAATATCTCCGGAGCTTACTGCACGCCCAAGTCCATCTGTTGCTTTTGCGTTTTGTGTATAATGGTCAATTCTAAAAGTCTTGCTTGCGGCTATTGTAAAATATCCCGATAATGTTGAAATATCTGACCAGTATGAGTTTGCATTTGTTCCGACAATTTCCACGCTAGAATCGGCAGTATTATATAATCTTATTTTGTGTGCAGCTACATTATAGGTTGGGGCAGTTGCTTCTATGTAATAGTCTCCTTCTGGTAAAGTAATTATATTTGCCGTTAAACTTGCGCCAGAAATGTTATTTGTTACTTCTGTGTTTAAGTCTCTAATATGTTGAGTTGTCGCACTTGCCGCACCGCCCACTGTTGTATTAGCTTTCTGGTCTTGAATATGAAAAAGATTGTTTATGTTCAAAGCCCCTTCGGTATATGTTTCTAAACTATCTAAATCATCACTTACCCCATCAACTTTTGTGTTTAAACTTTCTAAGCTTCTGACTATCATGCAAATTCTCCTATTTTTTGAGGTCTATAATATTTATGCGTTCCTGTTTCATCTTTATATTCTATTGCTTTATCATAAGGATATACATCTTTATATAGTTTATGTTTCTCATCATCTGCAAACACTTCTTCATAATTTCCTAAAAGTGTCAGCGATGGAAAATTAGCTAGATTAAGTTTATTATCTCTAACCAAGGCTAAAGTTTTAACCCCATTATACTTTATAGGTGTAATTATATTTCCATGTGTGTAATTGCCTTCTTTATCTATCATCTTATTATCTATTAGTTCCTGTTTTAACTGTCTTATATTTGAGCAGTATATTAATTTATCCATTATCATCTCCTAAGCTATTGCTATTTCTTCATCAGTTAAAACTGAGTTCCAAGTTCTAAGATTTGTAATCCAACCCTCTACACCACTCATCAAAGTTATTAAAGCATTTCTTGCACTACTTGTAGATGCACTTGTATCTTCTGCTACCATCACACCGTCATGGTACATTCTTAATGTTGCTGTTGTAGGATTATAGGTAGCTCCAAGTCTGAACTTTGTTGTAGGCATTATAACAAAACTTGTACTACTTCCTGTTGCTTTATAAACTCCAGACAGATTGTCATTAGCATTAGTCTCTGAACCAAAAAAGACTAAATCTACACTGTTAAAGATTTTTCTGTATGTTCCATCAGTCCCCACAACTTCAACATCACACATAACAGTAATAGCATCTAAAATATTAGGCATATTGTTTAAGCTATCTAGGATTAAAATATCAGCACTTCTTGTTACCGCTGTGGTAGTTGTTGGTATGTAAGGTGTTATAAATGGTAAAGCTTCTATTTGAGCTCCCCAAATATAAAAAACCGTTGATGCTGTTCCTAAGTATGCTTTGGCTCTTGTGTCTGTTGATGAATTTACAACTGTTATGAATTGAGTGCTTGATGCTGTAGAAGTTGCTTTGTCTGTTATTGAACATCTATACCAGCCATTACCCACTTCTATAATAGTCGCATCATCAACAGCAGACTGGGCTGTCACAGTACCGTTTACAAGGTCAAAATTAGCATAACCACTCGGAAACTGCCCAGTAGGAAAATATAGTTGTAAATATTTACCGTCTCCTGCATCTTTAGCAAATACAGACAAAGTGTAAGAATTACCTGATGTAACTGAAACGCCTGTTTGTTGTATCCTATGAGATGCATCAGCTACTGTGTCAAGTAACGAATCTGCTGTCGTATTACCATCTGGTGCTTCTGTTGTATTTATCGACTCTGTTGTTTCTGCGTTTGTCCAAGTTGTGCTAAAGTCTTCGCTCTGCAAAAGTAAATTTGTACTTCCAACACTAGCTCTATATCCTTTACTCTCAAAACAAGCTTCATCTATACTAGCGGTTTGAAGAACTCCTAGCATATCTATATATGTTTTTGTGGTGGCTCTTGTAAGTGTTACATCTCCTACACCTTGCTTCATTGATAGGTTGTTGTTTAAAGGTAAGCCCAGTAAAGGGTTATTTATATTTCCTATCGCTTTTACTAAAGGAGCTGTAACTATTGCTACTGCTATATCTTTTGCTTCTTCTGCTGAGTCTGCACTTGCTCCTGCCGAGTCTGCACTTGCTCCTGCCGCCACCGCCGCCGCTACACTAATATCTTTTGACTCTTCGACTTGTTCCGCCCAAGTAGGTGTTAAATCGTTTTCTATTGCTGTACCGTCTGCGTTCCATCTCAAATAATAAAGAGGGTCTGGGTCTGGTAATGTTGCATTCACGCCTTGTGCTGATTCAGGAAACTTAACTACTTTATCGACTTTTCTCGACAAATCGCCTATAAGATAAGCTTGGTAATCTTGGTCATCGTTTAAAGTATCCGATAGTAAATCTCCGCTCGTTTGATAATCCGTGTCACGAGTTACAGGTAAATCACGAACTATCGTAATTTTATCTCCTACGCTTGCACCTGTATTGAGTGTTAAATTTCCCCCCGTATCGCCTGTTATAGCTACCGTGTAATCAGCAGTAAGAATTAAAATATCATCTTCATCGTTTGGCGTTTCTCCCGAAAGAGTTTGATAAACTTTTACATCTGTGTTTACAAATATCTTAAATGTAAAAGGAAACTCCGTTTGGTCTGCCGTAGCTGTATATTCTGCTGGGTCGCTGTTACTATTAAAACTCATTTTATTCTCCTGCCAATAATTTGTTCTTATATTCTTCTTTGTCTAAAAAATACTTTCTTATATGTGGGTATTTTTGTAAAAGCTCTTCTTTTGCCATATCGTAATATACATTTCTTATCATTTTCAACATATCGCTTTTTACATAATCATTTACACTTTTATAATCTATTGAACGCATAACATCTTTGATTGCTTCGTAGAATGTTTTTCCGTTTCTTTTTACATTTGTTGCTTGGTCGGTATAGTAAAAATACTCTTGTGGAGTAAATCTGTACCCTGCTGTTGTTTTTGCTGGTTTATAAATTGCTACTGATTTAGTAATTTCCGTAAGTCTTGCAACTTCACTTCTTACAAAATCCTTATCTTTTTCTTGTATTCCTTGCATGAATTTAGGTAAAAAATTATGGTCATATTCTTGTTTTTTCCCAAAGTTATCTAATTGTGGCGGTAAATCTTTCCCAAGCCCGGGTATATTCTTTTTTAATTTATCTACTATCGAGTGAGCTTCTCTAATTGTAGGGTCTATTTCTTTTGCTATGTTTCTTAGTGTTCCGCTATTTGGAACAAGAACAGAATTAATAAACCTAGATATATACTTTGTACTTTGCAAATCAGGTTCAAAGGCTAAATCTGTAAGCTGTTTAACTCCTGTCATCCATGTTTGATTAACTGTGGCTTCTGACATTGCCAAAGCTACGCCCCCGATTGCTTTTTCTATCTCTTTTTCTGCATCTGGGTTTCTTCCGTCTCTGTTTAACATTCTTATAGTTTGCGAAATATTTGAATAAAACTTTAATGCCGTATTATACGGCTCTACCCTATCAAACGATTGATATTCTATTTCTCCATTTTCTCCATAAAATACAAAACTGTACTCTTCAATTTTTGCATCTCTCCACGCTTGACGCATTTTTCTATCTCTTGGGTATGCTCCTGTTAATCTAGGCTTACCATCTGATAATTCTTGAAACCCCCAAGCCCCAAACATAGCATTTATCGTTGTTCCTATTCTCATTTTTGCTTTAGCCATTTGAGCTTCTTCTCCGCCTTTGGCTATTGCATCTTTATATCTATTGCTCATTAATGCAATCGGAGTTCTTTCTACTACTCCTTCATAAACTATGTTTATTGGAGTTCTAACAAAAGGAACAAAGTATCTAAAATGCCTTGCAAATCTTTGAACATCTTTTCCTGTTTCTCCTAGCTCTCTTTGGAATGTAGCGTCTAGTCCTGCTTCGTGAGCTTTCGTTGTCATTTCGTCTGTTGGATTTGCCATCCTAAACGCCATAAAATCATCACGCTCTCGTCCTGTTAAATTCTGTTGTCTAGCTTCTCTACTTGCTAATTGTCTTAGTTTACCTCTTTCATTAGTTCTTTTGAAATAAGCATCTGTTGCCGCCATAAGAGTTGTTCCTGTTGCTCTTGTTGCTCTACCTAGTAAATTAACTGTCGTTGCTAACTTTCCTTCTGGGATATTGAGTCCAGATGCTGAGATTTTCTTATCGTACACATAATCTAATCTAGCTATGCCTCCATAGTTTTCTTCTGTATAGAATGTTTTAAAAAACAATTTTAATGCTTCTGCTTGTCCTTCCCACATTCCTTGTAGTTGTTCTGTTGCTTCGCCCTTTTCTATTAAGTTTTCTCCACCTACTTTAATTCTACTCGCTACCGCTGTATCTAATATAGATGTAGCCGTTTTTGCTGTGTTGCCACAAGCGTTAACCACATTAGTTTGAGTACCTGATAATATGCCGTTGATAAATACTTCATAGAAAATGTCAGAAGTTCTTCCTAAAAATCCCTTTCTTTGTATCTGTGTAACTTCTGCTAAAGACCTACTATCTCCAGCCGCTAATATTTGGTTTGCCATAGTCGTTGTATCAAAATTTCCTGAAGATAATCGTGCCATCATATCATCAAGCGGAAAGTTTTCTTCCACTTCCATACCAACGGCTCTCATACCTCTTGAGTATTCTGCTCTTATTCCCATAAATTGTTTTGCAAATTGTCCATGAAACTCACTTTGTTTGTGAAAAGCAATCACATCTTCTGGTGTTCTTCTTAATGGGTCTTTTACTTTGTTTGCTAAAATGGTTAATCTTCTGCCTGATTGTATGAAAAATTTTTTAGTTATATATCCCATTTCTGGACTTACTAATTCGCCGGGTTTTAGTCTAAGTATCTTAGCTATTACTTCGTTTTGTTTAGCCCCTTGTATTCCGCCAATATCAATGGCGTTAGTTTCCATAAGTATATTTTTACCTTCTGGCATTGCTTGTATTTTCGAGTGTATCTCATCACCAAATAAGCTCAATATCTCTTCTTCTGTTGCTCTTCCTTCATTTGTAGTTAAATGTCCTTTTTTCGTTGCATATCTTACAACTCCATCAGGCTCTCTTACTATACTCATAGTGTCAAAATGACCCATTAGCTTACTAGACAATCTATCCATTTCTTCGTTTGTTATAATGTGCCTTCTTTGAGTTTGGATAGCTTCTCTGTTTATTATGTTCATTTGACCGATTGCCGCCTTAACATCGTCCGCATCATTTATAATATCAAAGTTTATTTGTGCGGTATCCGTTTCGTCCATCCTTGTTATATCAGCAGCGTTTATCTTTGCTACATTTTCGTCTATGTCTAAATTTGCAGCTTGTCTTACTATAAAGTCTTTTTTACCACGCTCTTGTGATTTAAGTGTGTTTTGGATAAACATTTTTGAAACTGCTTTTAATAAGCCGACTTGTCTCTCTTCTGGTAATTCGGGAGTTTCTATATCAGGACTTGGCTCTGGTATAATCTCTTCCATTTGAGGGGCTATCGGTTGTTCTGGTTGTTGTTCTATTGGTTGATTGATTTGTGGCTCTATCATTTAACGCCCCCTTGTTGAGATGCTGCCCCTAATTTCTCTGGGTAAAATATTTGATATGTTGTTTCATCTCCGTCTTTGAGCCTTATTCCGTCATATCCCATATTAATTAATTCATCTGTGCTAAACTTATCCTGCTCTTCCCATCCACCAAGTTTTAGGTTATTTTCGTCTATTGTTTTTTCCATAATATAACCTTTGCCTGATGCTGATACTTCCCCTTTTTCTATTTTGCTTTTATTGTCAGTAAACCATATTGTTCCGTCTGCTGATTTTTTTATATCAAAATCTTTAAATTTCTTTGCTGTTCCATGATAAATACTTTTACTTGCCCCTTCTTGTGCAACATCGGTTTTGCCCATTGTTAAAGCTCTTTGAAGTAAGTCGTTACCTAGTGGGTCTCGTCCTTGCATTGCGTCATCTATAACTTTACCTAGTTGTTTAACGCTCATTCCAAAGCCTTTTGCTATAACGGGCATACCTAAAGCTAATGTCGCTCCCATTCCTGCCCCTAGTCCTGCTTCTTCTCCTATGGCTTCCCAATCGTACTCATCTTTTCCTTCAAGTCCTTGCATTATAGCTTCTTCCCCTGCAAAGTAACCGGCTGATGATAAACCTACTCCAAGAGTTTCCATAAGTGCTCTTTTAGCTGTTTGTTTAACCGCCATTCTTCCAAAAAAGCCATAACCTAAACCGCCTATCATTGTTGGGTCTTTGCTTACGGACTTCAATCCTCGCTTAAACCCGCTCATAGTTGTATCTTCTTTGTTGTTCCAAGTTTCAGCCATGTAGTACATAGCGGCTTTTGTTTCTGGGTCTGCACTATTAAACTGTCCGAACATACCCGCTAATCCTTTTCTATCTACTGTGGTTAAAGGTATTAGATAATCTGATACGGTTTGTAAACCTATCTTAGCCATCTCTTGTGGGTCTTCGCTTATCTCTCCGCCAGTATGTTCTGCTATTCTTCTTGATGCTTGTTGGAAAAGCTCATCATTAACTATCTCTTCTTCCATTAATCCTTGTTCATGTTTTGCTAGTCCTTGTGAGTAAACCTTTGATGCTTCTATTCTTTCATTGTTATATTTTAATTCATTGTCTATGTCGGTTGCACTTCTAGGAAAAGTGTCTGGTGGAAATTCTTTTATAATGTCCATTATTTATTCTCCTTAAAGAAAAAAGCCCTAAATCCTGATTGTCCCTCTATCTCTTCTTTCTCTTTTGCCAATTTCAGCCTTTTTGCTTCTGCTTCTGCTGTTGCTTCTGTGTCTTTTCTTTTCTTATATGGTTTGGTGCCTATAATTTCCCCTGCTTTGTACTCGTCTAGTCTAACTCTAATGTATTCAAGTGCCTTTTCTGCTTTCTGTTCTAAATCAACCGTTTTAACATAGTTGTACATTTCTTTGTTAAGTTTCATATAATCTTGGATAAGTTCATTATCAAAGTCTAGTTTTTGGATTATAGTACCATCTATTATTTCAAAGTATCCTCTTAATTCTGCAATGGCTTGTTTCCCATCTCCTACTCTTTGCCATTCGCCTAACCTTCTCGCTTCTGCTTCGGTCATTTTAACACGACTTCTTTTCTTTTCTATTAGTTTGAATTTCTGTTCGTCTGACATATCAGCGGTCATAATGTCGTTTTCATCTACGGCATCTAAATTATAAAAGAAATTGAGATACTCGTCCTCGTCATCTTCTACTTCTACCTCTTTTATTCTCTTTTTGTAATTATCGTATTGGCTTAATGTTATAGTTTCCGCCCTTAAGGCATCTCCTAAATCTTCTTCTGATAAAGTTTTATCTAATAGCTTAATATTTAGACTAGCTGTTGTTTTTTCTATCAAATCCTCATGTTCTTTCTCTGTTAAAATATCTCGTGTTTCATAATCTTTAACTTCGCTTTCTATCATCTTATGCATTCTGTCTATTAGTTTACTTGTATCTTCTGAGTTTAATTGTTTGTTCTTTCTCATATTATCTAGGTAAGCTATTCGGTTATCGCTAGTCCTAAACTGCTCCATAGCTGTTTCCATATAAGCTTCTTTTTGAATTTCTCTTATTTCAAAACCCACTAGAGACTCGTTTGTAAACCCTCTTTTTATTGCAGTACGAGATGAAGCTAGGTATCTTTGTTCTATATCTCCCATCTTGGCAAGGTCGTTTCCTTTAGCCGCCTTTAAGTAATCGTCTCTGATTATTTTCTTAGAGCTTATATAAGTGTTTTTATCCATTAAATCAGTTTGTTTTTGTTTTGCTAAAGATATTTTTTTATAAGTTTCTGCCCCGTGTTCTAGGAAAGCTCTTTTTGCTATTGCTCCCATATATGGGTCTGGTGCTTCTGCGACTGTTTGCTTTTCAAAATTACTATACATAGTTTGGAACGCTTCTGGGTCGCCCTTTGCATGAACATTTGCTATATCCGCCGCTGCTTTAGCATCTACAACTACTTGGTCGGAATAAGCAGCCTTTGCTGCCGTATTATAAGCTCTTCCATAGATAGTCTCATCTGCTTGTCTTGCCCCTTCCATAAGCTTATCAATTTGATTTGTTTGTTCATGTACACTTGGTATATTCTTTCTTATGTTGGCTATCTTGTTTCTTCTTTTTACTATGTCAAAACCTGCATCTCTTGCGGCTTCTGTTTGTGCTTCTTGTCCTGCTTGTGCCATTTTCATATTACTAAATTGTTCTAGTCTAGCACTTAATGATTGTATTGATGATGTGGCTACATTTACCGCAGCAGATGTTCCACCACCTGTGAAAGTTTGTGCCGGAGTTTGTAAATTAGCTCTTTCGTATCTCATTTTATTTGCCTCTTATCTTTTCCGCCAATTTGTCGGTATTTGTCTAAGGTTTCGCCAATCTGCATTAATCCTTTATTGAATCCTGCCGTTTGTGAAGCTTTAGCCGCCGCACCGTAACCGATAGCATCAGCCGTGATACCTGCTTTTCCATATTCTCCGCTTAGTTCTAAATACTTTCTATCCCAATCTAGTCTTGCGAAGTCTTCTCTTAGTATGTTTTGAATGCTGCCACTTGAAAAACTCCTGCCTTGACTTGCAAATAAAACCGCTTGTGATGCCATAGTGTCATTATATTTTTGAGTTAATCTTAAATTGTTTAGTTTAGCTTGTGATATTGCTTGGTCTGCTTGTAGCTTTCTAGCTTTCTCTTGTACTTTATATCCGTATGATTGAACTTGTCCTGCGGTTATTGAGCCAATAGCCGAAGCTACTCCACTAATCAGTCCTAGTCCTGCGGTCATTGAGCTTGTAACCTCTGGTGTTGTTACAGTTGGTAATGTTGCAGTGCTTGTGTACTTATCAGTATAAGGTATATATGATGGCGTTTCAGTACCAAAGTGCATATCTGTATATTTCATTTTAATATCCTACCTCATAACCAATAGCCCTTAAAGTAAAGGGCAAAGGTTGAGTTTGGCTTATTTCTATCTCTACTAATCTATCATATCCTAAAAGATACATCTCTTTAAATCCTGTATATGGCGTAGGTGCTTCGTCAAGTACAATAGGAAAAACCCTATCTGGTATTTGATTGTCATTTGCGTAAACTCCTAAAGAGTCTAGTACATTCACATCTACTTTGATAACTCTTTTTCTTCGGTGTAAAGTGTTACCGCTTTTGGTTTCTGTGCTTAATGGTAAGGTTATTACTGAAGTAGTAAAGTTTAATCCTACCTCTAATCTATAAGCACCTCTAGCGACTGCAAAAGTGTTATCTCCTGCCGTGCCTGTTGGTTTTGCTTCTGCCATAATGGAATAATCTGCTATTACTTTAAAATATTTATTCAATAAAGCGTTATCGTAATCTGTTGTAATCTCATAAACTAATGAGCCACTTGAAACTTGAGTGTAAATAACATCGTCCCCACTATGGACAACATCACTCCCAGTATGTACTACATCGAAAGTATCTGGCTCTACGCCATCAATCGTAACATTGTGGTCGGTATATGTGTTCTCTGCTAATCGCTCTATGAAAAAAGTACCTTCTCTTTGTACTATGAAATAAGTTTCTTTATCTACTACACAAACATCTTTAAAATCTCCGTCAGTTTCCCAAGGTGTCCACCCTGCTATCTCTTCGTGTCGCATAGTGCTTAAAACTGCTACCGTGCCATCTTCATTGATTACATAAACATAATCGCCTACATTGTGTTGAGTACCTTTTATCGCACTCATAGACACCGCTAGTGTTATCAAATGGCTACTTAACAAAGACGCATTGTGAGATACATAACTGTCCTCATTAAAATCATAAACAAATTGTCTTATAGTTCTGCCGGAACTATCTACGAATAAAGTAGCCCCGTCTATTAAAATCGGTCTTATCTTCTTTGAGCCATATCCTGTTTGCCTAGACCAGTTAGAATTTTCAGGTGTTATGCTGTCATTTGTGTTGTAAAATTCTCCACCCGTTGTGAATACTTGTAGCTTCCTACCACTAAAAATGTTTTGAATTATATTGTACTGGTCGGAATCTAATATGTCTGCTATGCCTTCGTCGGGGTCGCTTGCCCCTAAATCAAAATCAAAAAATCCGTTTATCTTACTACCCCATATCGAAGTAGGTTTTGCCGTTGAACCTGCAAACCATAATCTACCACCGTGGAAAGTACAAGTACGAGGATAGCCACGAGCCACACTCCATGCGACTTCTTGCGTCCCTTCAACGCTCCAATTTGTCGTGTTACTAAAATCCTCTAATGATAAATCAATACTTGACCTTGTAGTCTTTGCTTTGTAGTAGGTATAGTTTGCACCTTTAACTGCGTTACCATCTCTATTTAAAACTATCTCATCTATTGCTACGGTTACGGTTTGAGCCATTCCGCTATTAACATACTTCTCAATTATTACCGTACCGAAATTAAAATAAGGCATATTTGCAAATGTTATATCTTCCCATAACCAACTTGTGTCTGAGCCTTGTCTTTGTAAAGATTGAGGTGTATGTAATTCGTGTGCAAATATCATGGTATCTGCTGATTGAATTACATCAATTTCGTCTATTTGTGCACCTGTGAAAGGTGTTGTTTCTGAACTTACCAACTCCCCATCTCTAAAAATGTCAGCTACCAACGGTCTTAAAACAACTAAATATGACTGAGTGGAGTTGAAAACAAAAGGAAACATTTTACCATCGGTAGCTATTTTGCTGTCGGTTATCTTCGCTAGTCCAGGTCTTCGCTTGAGACCACCATAAGGAATGATTATCATATTTGTTGCTGTTTTAATACCGTTGTTGAATTTAGTAATGTCAGGTCTAGCGTGTAGTTCTGGTGCCAGTTCCCCTGATGTTAAGTTAGCTTGTAGGTATTCTACACCCATTAGTATCTTACATCCGTATAAGGTGAGCTTTCCACTTCATCTGGTGGTCTTTGTGATGCGTCTGTAAACTTAGCTATTCTGAGGGAGTCTCGGTACATTCCAAAATATAAACTTGCCAAATCCTTACTACCTGTTACAGGTATTGCAAATTGAGCCGCTAAAAATAACTCTAAAGTTTTAACAACATAAGCAGGTAATTTATCTTCGGTTACTTTAAAGATATAATCCACTTCCATCGTGGTACTATTAGAATAAACTTTATCCCCGTAAATCTCATAATCGCTAGAATCTGTTTTGGTTAAGTATAAAAAATCAGCTGGTAGTTGAAATTGGTAATTATATTGGTTTAAAGGCTCTTCCGTCAGTCTTGCTAGTGTTAATTTTTTAGAAGCAAATCTCCATCTATAAGAAGTTAATAAACTCTCGTATGTACTATCGTATAGGTTAGCCCCTACGATTGACTCGGATACGCTTGCTTTAGTAGAGTCGCCAAGCAACAAGTGAGCGTTTGAAATTATATCTATTTTACTTGCCATCGTAACTCCTTAAACTTAAGAGGAGAGTCCTTAAACTCCCCTATAAATCTAGTTACCCGCAATCGCAGTTATAATACCATTAACAATGGTAATTGTCTCTGTTGCTCCGACTAATGTATCTGATGCTAGACCATCCGCTGGTATAACTGTTCCGATAAGGTCGATAGTATCTACTTCGTCACTATCTACTTTTGAAACTACTAATAAAAGAGAAGCATCGCTGGCTGTTGCCATGATGAAGTCCCCAACTGCTAAAAAATCGTTAGCCCCTACAAAGTAATCATCTGCTATTGTAGTAGCCTTGTTGTCTCCCGTGGTGTAGGTATAAAACTTGGGGGCTGTTGACCCTTGTCCTACGCTACCCGATAATGTTGTTCTTGAAAATGCCATTATTTGCTCCTTATGACGCTGTTATTTTGATACAGCCTTCGCCGTCAATTAAAATAGAGCCTGCTTTCCATAGCCCTAAAGTAAGCCAAGAGCCTTTATCTACCGACCAATCGACCCTAGTTTTCATATCAATACCGACCGCATGACCTATTGAGTCTTTGTGCCAAGCATAAGCATTGCCACCTAGTCCGCCTTCTTCTCTGCCTGAACCTATAATTTTAAAATTAAAGCCCATAAAATAGGTAAGTGTACCATTTATTAAAGCCTGGACCTGATTAAAATCAGACGAGCCTACCTGAGTAGTTGCAAGCAGTTCCGCAAGTCCATCTTCATCACAACAGAAAAACCTATCTTTGAAGGGTGCATTAACCTTATTTAATAGTTTTGACGAATTAGTTAAGGTTGCCAATGTAAATGACGCATCTATAAAAGTATTAGTAGTTGCACTTGCTGCTGTTATGATTGATTGGTCGTCTTTTCTCCCCATTGCTCCAGCTACCGTAATAGCAAGTTCCTTGACTTCATCAAAATTTACAGTTTGTGCATTCCAAACATCGGTGTATTCTGGTGCTTCCCAATCTGTTAGAGTTGCTACTTTAAGGGCATGTGAGATATTCATAGGAATAACATCCGCTGATGGTGCTGTTCTCTGATGTGCCATACCTTTACCCATTAATCTAAAGTCGTATTTGTCTCCTACGACACCTAATCTTGTTTTGACACAACCCCTTAAGGTTTGGTCGCCCTGATATGCGTGTTTGACTTCGCCGTCAAATTCTTCTTTTGCCACGCTTGCTAGTGTTGCTGACATAAAATTGTCCTTGTAATTATTTTATGTTAGCTATGTTCTTTAGGTGTCCCCCAAAAGTGGGGGGTTAAAGCTCATCGCTCAAACTCCGCACACTTTCAGGCTCTCAAAAGGAGGTTTCTGAAGTATGTTTCATTACATATTGCCTAATTATACCAAATATGGTACAATAAACATATGAACTAAATCGTACATAGGGGATAATATGAATAATAATACAGTTCCTGTGAAGGTAACCTTGCGACCTACACATATAAAAATGGTTAAGAGGGTGGCTAAAGAAACAGGAAGTAACTTTAGTCTGGCACTTAGAAACATCTTAGATGAATACAAAAGCATAAAGAAGGAGAAGCTAAGTACCGAGTATATCACGATGCTAACTGAAATCTTTAAAGGCAACGAAAAGGATAAAGAATGGCAGTAGCATTACTAAATAAAAATAACCCGTATATTTTAGAAAGAATATTTAACGGTTTAGAAATTGAGTTTAACACAAAAACATTAAAGAATAGAATTGTTGTAGAAGTTGACAAAAAAGCTATCATAAACTCTTTACATGGTCTCTATGATGGAAACTTTGATGAAATTACTGTGTGCTTACCAGAAAGCTTTACAGTAAAAGCAACAACAAAAAAAGTTACTAAAAAAGAGTTTACAGGGTGGCAAGAAACAAACGAGAAAAACTAAAAGGATAGGATGTGAATAGGCGTAATTTCTTAAAATCAATAATTGCAGTTGGGTCTATGGGTGCAATGGGTGCGGTACACCCTGAGCTTTTTAAAAAAATAGAAAAAAACTCAGATGTAAAATATATTGTGGGTTATAGAACAGATAAAGGGTGCTATCTCCACCAAATATCTGGACAGAACAAAAAAGAAGAGTGGGAGATACTAGAATGGTCAGATAATAGTGTCCTTGAAAAAGAAGTATACGATTTGATGTTAAAAGATTTAAGAAAAAAACTAAAAGGATAAAGAATGACACTAAAAGAAGCACGAAAGCATCAAGGTAACCTAGAGAATGCAAGCAATAAGGCAAAATACAGGCTTGGAACAAGAAGCGGCGATAGATATTTAAAACTAAGGAACAGCTTTGCAATTAAAAGCTACAAAGACACAAAAGAAATGTTTACTTGTTTTGAAGAATCTCACAATATTTTAGAAACTCATTACTGTATCACAAAGCTTGATAGTTTAAAAAATGAAATAAACGAAAGACTAAAGTTTAACAAAGAAGAAATGATACAAGCATTAGACAAATTTTGGGCAGAATTAAAAACACCTTGTTCAGTAAACAAGACAAAGAAGGATTTACAAAAGTATATTTTAATAAAGAATAGAGAAATACTAGCAATGGAAGATAAAACTAAAGCTTTAGTTGCAGAGGTAAAAAACCTAAGAGATGAAACAATAAGAGATGAAAAGACTAAATGGGAACAAACGGAGATGATAAATGACTTGCGATATAGAATATCTTCGATATTAGAGATAATAGAAGATATGAATGAATAGAAAAGACAAGGAGGGATTAATCCCCCTCCAAAAGTCTCTCTCTCATTTCTAACACTTTTTTTCTATATGATGGGTCTGATTCGTATCTTCTGCCACCATATGCGTCTTTCTCTTGAAACTGCATATAATCAAGCTTGTCTTTGTCTATGATAGGTCTTGGGTTTTCAGTAGCTGGTGCAGTTTGCTTACCGGCTTTCATTATCATTTCTAAACCTTCTATACCATCTGCTCCACCTGCAACTAAGTCTAAAGCTCCTGCTTTATCCCCTACGGTAGCATTTAGCCAATCAGATACATTCTTAACTCTTATATCTGCATTTTCTCCTAGTTTCTCCATTTCTGCCTTTTGGAAAGTCGTTTGTCTTTCCGCCATTGCTTCATTATATTTGGTAATGAGTGAATTAAAGCCTTTATCCGATAGTTGATTTTCTTTTCCCCAGTCTTGAACAAAGCTATACTCATCTCCTTCAACTCCTTCGGGCATAGTATATTTTTCTGGTGAGCCATCAAAGCCACCTAATTTTTTATCGTATGAAGTTCTTAACTCTCTGTAGCCGTCCTCTAAAGTGCCGATAGAGTTAAACTTACCGTCAACATAAGATGTTGTAATCGCTTCATCTGATGCATTTACACTATCGGTTGTCTCTGTTGTTTCGTCTGCCATAGTTTTCCTTTAAATGTGTTTTGTTACCGTCATACAAGCAGACGGTGCTAATGACCACCCGTTTGCTGTTGGTGTAGCTGATATTAAACCTCCGCTATCGTTACCGCCCGAATCTCTTATTATCTGTGCTTTTAAAGTGTCATCCTTTTCAAATGCAATCTTTTTAGTATAGTGTATAGGAACAACTACATCTGCATTGTCAAGCCTAGTGTGAAAAACACAAGCAATCTGTACATCGTTTTTGAGAAGTCTTCCGAACACTTCGCTTGTTCCAGACCCACCCGTTCTGCCTAAATGCAATAACATTTCGATATGGTATTCTTCGCTTGTGTGAAAGGTTATAGTACCATTCGCTGCGATAGTAGCGTTGTCTTCTACTTGTTCAGCCCCGAACTCTATCTGTAACGCCGCATCTGTTCCTGTTGGCATTTGACTAGATGCCAAGCTTGTTGCTACAAACTCCGCACTTTCAGTACTTGGGTTTTCCAAAGCTGTTACTCTTGTATTTGTAGTATCTAATCCGCCTTGTTTAACTACTGCATCGGTGCTTTCCGTTCCGCCTAAGTATACAGTTGTAATTTCTCCGCTGTTTAGTATCGTTGCTAATTCTCTTAATGTCAGTGCCATTATAAATCCTCATATAGTTCTTTGAATATGTCTCGCTTGCAACAGCAGCAACATCCATTGCTGTTTTTTACTATTCTGTCGCCTATCTCTACCTTGTGACCGTCTACCGTTAGCTTTTCATTTGCATAGATTACTGTTTCATCTACTAAGTTTCTTATCTCGTCTATTGTGTCTGGGTCGCCGTTCCACTCTATCGCTTCTGCTAAATCGTTTGGTTTTTTTCTAAATAGTTTCATCTCCAATCTCCGTTAATATCTTTCTTATAACACTTGCTTCCCCCTGTCTGAAGGTTGTTTCTTCAAATGTTAATCCCTTTTGGTAAATATCTCTATCTACAAATGTTTTCTTTAAATGTCTGAGTGTCTTTTTTCCTTGTGGATTTACAAAACACGCCTTGAACATAGAGGATATTTCTAGTCCTTTTCTACTTCTCTCTTCTGCTAGTTTTTGTGCTTCTTCATCTATATCATCAAACTTGTTGTCCACCTTGTCCCCTTTGTAGTTGTTCTTGTTCTTGTTGTTGTAGTTGTGCCGTTTCCTCTTCTGTTCTTTTAAGTTTCTCTGGTAAGCCTAGGTTATCCATAAGCTCCACTGGGAAGTCCTCTATTTTGACCCTCTGTGCTACAATGTCTAATCCTAGCGGTGCTGTTAGTTCTATAAATCTTGCATATCCTGCTGTTTCTGCTTCGTCTTGTTGTCTAGTAGAAGGGTTAACAAACTTAAGTTTAACTTCTTTTCCATTTACTCTTATGTCGGGAAGCTTTCCTGCTTTTTTAAGTATATGAACACAATTTGCAATTAACCTATCTAAAAGCTCTACTCTTATTCTAGCGGTTGACGCTAAAGATGATTGTGCTCTGTCTGCATTTCTTATACTCATTTCAGTAGCAGTTCTTACAGGTGTTTCTTCTATGTTGCCAAAAGGACTAGACAATAAAGCTTTTCTAATTTCGTCTTGTTTATTCTTAATTGCGAAGTCTAGCAGTTGGGGGTTACCACTTACAGGTAGATTTGCGATTGATGGGTTGCCTCTATCGTTTGACTGTACGGGTATGTTAAGACCCGGCTTGATTTGTATAGTAAAGGGGTTTATGTTTCCATCATCTGTATTAGTAAATAATGGATTAGCTTGCCACGCAAGCCCTCTGTGATAATCTTCGTACATCTTGTTTAGCGATTTGATATTCGATAGTTGTCGCATTACTCTACCACGCCCGATAGTTTCTCCTGGTATTACACTCTCCCTAAAAAGTATATATGGGTTGTATTCTAGTTCTTGTTTGATTAAGAACTCTTTTTCTGCTGGATACATTAATACGGAAAAGAATATATTGCCCTCTTTAACTGCACCCTCGATAAGTCCAATCTCTTCCGTTGGACTGTCTTTTATTAATCTCTTTATGTTACTTGTAAGTTTAGCGTTCTTCCAAATGTCTTTTATGTCCCCTACTGGTACTTTAAACTCTCTGAAAACCGTTTCAATTGTGCCTTTTGATGATTTCTCTGGGTAAAGTTCTGATAACGAAATAGCTCTAAAGTTTAAATTTGACTGTATTCCGTCTCCTTCTTCTATAATCAAAGCACCTGTACTTATTCCTAAGTCTAAAAAAGCATCGTGAGCTTGAGCGGTTAAGTTTGAACTGTTTATGTGGTTAAAGACAATATTAGTAAGCTCTTCGAGTGCTTGGTCGACCTTTTCTTTTTCTTCTTTTGGTATCTCGCTACCTGCTTTTAGTTTTGACCATTCGACAAAAGGCGGTATTACTTGTGCTACCATTCGATTTGCGTAGTCCTCTAGTGCTTCTTCTGCCGTAGAGTCATGCTGTCTGCTACGCTTCTTAGCTCCTGTACTCCATTTGTCTATGGTATTGCGTTGTGGCATAGCGTATTCGTAGCACTCTCTTAAGTGAGACTCCCATAACTGCTTGTTTGCTTTAGCCTTGTTGTATCGTTTCTCTATTTGTTCGTAAGTCATTATGCTATCCCAAGTTTTTTCTTAAGGTGTTGCTTATTATTCCCTTTCAAAAACTCTATGTTTTGTTTTGTACACATCTCTCTAAGTTCATCTAAAGTGTAATCAGCTTTTGAACAATTACACTTCTTTACCTCTTTAAATGGTTTGCCGGGTAGTAAGATTTGTAGTTCTTTACCGCACTTCTCGCAAGTTATCCTTGCATAGTTATTTGTTAGCATCTTAACCCCCTAAAACATTTGAAGTCTGTACACCTGTTTCTTCGCCTTGAAAGAGTAAGCCTCTATGCCCTTCTGCTAGTCTAGCTCTACGCTCTTGCATTCTGGATTCTTCTTTGGCTTTTTGTTCTGCTACTAGCTTATCTTGTTTAGCTTGTATTGCTTTTTGTCTGTCTAGTTCATCTTCTTGTTTACTAGCTGCTTTCTTAGCATCTTTAGATTGTTTTATACTACTTACCGTCCCCGCTATCCCTGCAATTGCAGATATTATTGGTATTGCTCCGCCCATAATTTCCCCTTGCGTGTTAAATGTTTAGGATATTGTTCCGCATCTAGCACGACTTTATTTTTATATCTATCTTTTAAATACTTATAGCCTTGTATATAAACTCTCTTTGCTTTGTAGCTTCCATTTTGATATGTGTATGCAACATAAAACTTATCGTCTATGTTTAACAGACAAACAAAAGCTATAAGCTCCTCCCCTAAGAAAGCTCCGATATTGATATGCTCCGAACTGAAGTAAGTATCAAAATCTGCTTTGTTATACTCATCGCCGTATTTTACCATAACTTTCTCTATAAACGGTTTAAGGCTATCATCAAACTCTTTTATTACTACTTTATTCATAAATATCCCAGTCACTTGTTCGTGGCTGAGTCGGTCTTTCGATAGTAGAACGCCAACTCATCGCAAATGTTCTAAATGCATCCGCACCATTAGAACTCCAATCGTGCAATGGTTGAGCTTTAAACTTGTTTAGCTTCTCATCAAACTCTTTACGATAGTTTCTAAGAGCTTTTAAACCTACCTTACATCTTTCACTATCGAAATAACACCGTGATAATATGTTTCTTGTTGCTTCTATGCCTTCAATTTTTGAGTTTGAGCGTTTTACTTTATGAAAAGAGATACCCATCTTGCGGGCTGTTGCTTCTCTGCTTACTCCTGTACTTAGTTCTCTTACTGCTATGTCGTGCGGTGCGAAGTGTCCTGCAAAAGTAAATTGGCTTCTATCTCGTAAATCGTGTAAATAATTTATATAATGTGCTAGCCCTTCGCCTGTGTTCTCGTAGTAGTCAACAAATCTAATCTCTTGCCCTAGTGATTGCATAGTCCATATACTCATTTCGTCATTTATGCCCAAATCCCAAAATGTATAAGTTTTTAATGCACTTTCTATCGGTATAGTTGTTATTCTGCCGTCCTTCATGGATGTATTTAGCTGTTTTGCGTAGTATGCTCCTTCTGCATCGAAATCATCCCAACTACCATACAACCATTGTTGTTTGAGTGTTTCGGGTAAAGATTGCAAGTATGTTAAATATTTCGGGTCTTTAACAAGTAAATGAGGATTATCTTGTATCGTAGCAGGAATGTATATAAATGTTCTTTTTTCTTTCTCGTTTATTGTTTTATAAAACTTCTTTCCGTGTTCTTTAACTCCTATTTCAAATCGGTCTTTTACCCATTCGTGTCCTGCACCTCCGGGATTAGTTGTTAAGAATACTTGTGTATCTATTCCCTCGACCGTTGACCTTACAGAGCCTAATAGTTTCTCGTATAATCTTTCGCTTGGTATATGTGTAACTTCTTCTACTAGTAAGCGGTGTATTTCCCAACCTTGGTATTTAGTGTAAGCGTCTGGTGTTCCTAGGTGTCCTGTGTATATTATAGAGCCGCTAGGGAAGTGTATCTCCGCTGGATTGCCTTTAAGTTCTGCCCCAAACGGTGCGTATTTTTGTCTTGCTCTATCTATAAAGTCTGCTAAGTCTGTTGTGTTTCTTCTTATTACTAGCTGTCTAAGTTTAGGATTGTCTATTTCGTATAGTAGCCATTGTAGAGCGGTGTCCGTTTTTCCTCCGCCACGACTTCCTCCGAACAAAACCTCATCTGCTGTGGTAACTAATGCGGTCTCTTGTGTAGGAGTTGGCTTCCATATCATTTCTATTTTAAAGCTTCTATTATTTTTTTATAGTCATCTTCGCATTGTCGCTCTTCTTCTATGCTATAAGATACACAAACTAAATTATTCTCGAAAACTATATTTATATAATATGGGTCTATCGCATGAGCCTCGAAATGTTTGTCTATAGACACAATCTTGTCTATTCTCATAATCCCTTTACTATATTTAATAAACTTTTTCACTTATCTTTGTCCTTTTGTGGTGCGTAGTAGTGTACTTGTGTAGTATTCTCTGTTTTAATTTCTTGCTTGTCTGCATAACCGTAGTTGTTCTTTAAATTAAAGATTGTCATTGCGGGATTTAGCTTGCCACTTAATGCTCCTTCTTGTAATTTAGCTAGTATCATTTCTCTATACTTTTTAATAATGCCAAAATATTCATCTTTGTAAGAGTAGTTTAATATTGTTTGTCTATCGCAATCACACGCTACTGCAAGCCCTTCTATGGTTAATGGCACTTCTCTATCGTTACAGTCTTTTACATATACATCTATTTTGCTTTGTAAGTGTTCTGGGCTATTAAATTTGGGTGGTTTTCCTACTTTAGCCATACCATACCTCTATATATTTATATTTCATTTTCTCTGCATATCCCATATTTTGTTTAGCCATCTTGACCATGTGGGTACGGTTAGGAGCATTATTAAAATTCCTGTTATAATTCCTGTTGCTATTAATGTATCGTCCATTTTCTTACCTTTGCCATATTATAGCATACTTTTAATTTTATCTC